CCGTGAGCCGCCAGACGTTCGCCGGTTCGCGTTCCAGTCGGAAGTAGATCACGCCGTCGTCGGTGTTGGCGCTGGTCTCGCCCGTGACGATGTAGTTCGACAGGAGATTGAAGTTGTCGCCCGTCTCCGTCGGCGCGGGCCGAACGGGCGTGAAGCCGAATCCGATCTTGCCGTCGATCCATGCCTTCTTGATCGTCGCGCGGTTCTCGGCCTTCATGATTTCGGTCGCGTCCGTCAACGGCTCATTCAGGATATGCTCGATTTCGAGCTGCTCCGATCCGATCGTCTCGTCGACGACGGTGAAGCGCACCTTGCCGGAGAGGGCGTTCTCCCGCGTCGACGTCGACGAGAGGTTCAGGTCGCCGACGTTGTCGGCGTCCTTGACGAGCGACCCCACGGTGATCGTGTTTTTGAGGATCGTCTGGGCGCCCGCCGTGGCGTCGTCGTTCATGCAGTCGAAAAACCAGGGAAGGATTCCCTTTTCCTTCTTGATCGTGATGACGTTGTCGGCGGTGTCGTACTCGTACGTCATGATGTCGCCGTCGCTGATGACGCTGTCGGGGGCCTCGGTCCACTTCTTGAGCCACACCCGAAGCTCAGAGTCGACGGCGCTCTTGAGGGACTGCTGGAGTTCCCGCGACCGCACCTGCAGGGTGTCCTGAACGACGATCTGAAGACGGTTCTTGCTCGCCGAGTCCGTGGCGTCTTCGACCGGGTAGGCGTTGTCGATCCGAAGCCCGAGGGCTTGAATGGCCTGAAGGATGATGTCCTGGTCGGTGACGAAGCCGCCCGCCGTAACGACGCTGCCGCTCATGCCCGAGCTGTTGGCCTGGGCCAGCGTCAGCGTCGCGGGAAAGGCGACGACCCCCGTGGCGACCTTGTCGGGCGCGGCCTTGGCCGAGTCCTTGTAAAGATCCACGGTGACGTTCGGCCCGGCCACGATCGCGTCGACGTAAAGCTGGCCGTTGTGGTCCGTGTTCACGCCGATCTTGACGCCCGTGAGCGACCAGTTGGACAGCTGGGCCGACTGGTCGAACTTCTCGCGGATGCGCGTTGCGCGGTCGCGGTAGTGGCGAAGCAGCGCCCGGAGCTGGTTCATCGCCGACGTCTTGATCCCCAACATCCGGAATTTTTCCTGCCACTTGGCCTGCGTGAGTCCGAGATTCGGCATCGTCGTTTCTCCTAAGTCAACGTCAAAACGGGCACGCCGTAGTTCTTCAGGCGCCCGCGATAGACCGAGTAAACCTTGTTGGCGTAGCCCGTGTCGGGCGGGTCCGTCAGGATGCAGTCGTTGAGGTCGATCGTCAGGACGGACGGGACGGCCGCCTGGCTCGTGTACTTGATCCGAAGGGCCGCGTAGGTCTGGCCTTCGGCGTTTCGACGGAGCCGGTCCGTCGTGTCGCTGAAGGCCGATTCGATCTCGCCCTCGATGTTCATCGGCCCGTCCTTGCGGGCGAGGGGGAATTCGCTGTTATGATCCCACGGGAAAAAGCCCGAAGGGAACCGCAGCGTCACGCGCGACACGCCGATCGGCTCGCCCGTGTCCAGGTTCGTCACGACGAGCGGGTTGTGGAGGTACTTCTTCTTATCGGCGGGCGTCGCTTCGGTGTAGACAAACGCCCCGGCCGCCTCGTCGTCATAGTCCTCGCCGAAGAAGTTCACGCGCGACAGGAGGAACCCCTGCGTGGCGATGGAAGATTCGAGGACCAGGTCGAGCGGGACGGCGTCGGCGACCCGGATGTCCCGGCCGTTAACATCGTCGCGAATCGCCACGGTCCAGTAGGTCTGAATGCTCGGCGACCAGGACCCGACGACGTCCTGCGTGACCCACGGGAGAAGATCGGCCAAAAGCGTCTTGGTCACGGCGGCCTGAAACGATCCGCGCGGCCTGTGATGCGTCAGGACGTTGGCGTCGCGCGGGAAGTGGACGCCGCCGAAGGCGCCCGCGAACTCATGGAACTGCGGGTCCTTGCCAAGCGCGAAGTCGTCGGCCCAGATCCACTTCGGGAGCGTCGCAAGCGGCGTTCCCTGGGCGACCTGGGGACCGTATCCCACCTTGACGGTAGACCAGCGTCGGATGTTGGGGTGCAGCGTGACCATTCCGGCTCCACTTGTTAGACGCTGATCTCGGTAATCGACTCGACGCTGAGGCGGACGTCGACGAAGTGGACGAGCGAGCCGTCCTCGTAGAGCACGAGCCGGTTGGTGATAAGCCGGGTGCCGCGCGGCGCTCGGTGGACGGCGCCCATGACGGTGAGGTTCTTCCGAAGGACGTCGCGCACGGCCTTGACGATCGCGCGCCATTTCTGAGTCGACGACTCGCCGTCCTCGAACTTGTTGGAAAAGCCGAAGACCCCGAGGCATTGCCATTCCGTCACGTCGACGAAGTAGTCGCGGGCCGGGATCTCGATGTCGTCGCCGGACAGCGGCCCGCGGACCTCCCAGTAGTGCCGGGCGCCCTTGCCGAAATCGTAGTCCTCGATGTAGAGCCCCTCTTCTTCGGTGAGTCGGATGTTCTCCTTGTCGTGAACGATTTCGGAGGGCATACCCGAGACGCTCTTCAAGGCGTCGGCGATGCGCACCGCGATCGCGTGAAGGTCCGGCGTCGACGAGCCCGACATTAGGCGACGGCTCCCGGCGCGGCAAACGCCTCAAGGAACCACCCCTGGAACTTTCCCTGCGTGGATTCGAGCGTACGGTGGAACATCTCGCCCTTGCCGCTGAATTCTAGAGGGACGGGAATGCCCTCGCGGCCGATCTTTCGGGCGACCAGAAACGACACGCTTCGCAGATACGAGTCCCGCCGTTTCGACGCGGTGTGAGTACGGAGCGTCTCGATCCGAAGTTTTGCCCGATCGACTCGGCTGGCCAGGCGACGGACGGACGCGACCTGATAAGGGTTCCGAGCCGCGGCGCTACGGGCTTGGTCCAGCAGGGCGCGCTGTTCTCGTCTGTCGATTCTCGCCCGGGCGATCGCCGCCGCCCCGACGAATTTGTGCTTTCGTTGTTTTTTTCGGCGTTGGAGCAAGTCGGACAGTTTCCGATTAGCGCGGCCGGAGCGGGCGTGGATTACTTTGACCCGCTCCAGCTGCTTCGGCCTGGACGCCTCAAGCTTCCGGGCCTCCTTGAGAGCGGCCTCGTGTTCGCGTAGTTTTCGCTTGGCCTGGCCGATCCGTTCCCCGAGCTTTATCGTCAGCGGCGGCGCCGCGGGGTTGATCTTCCGCTTCACCCACGGGATCATCGACTCGACCGGCGGCGCGGGTTGCCCGGGCGTCCGGCCGCGTTCCATCACCTGCCCGTAGATTCGCGTGGTCCCGATGCGCGCCTTCTCGCCTTCGACCTCGATGCTGGCGCCGATGTCCGCCGCGAGCGTGCCGATGTCCACGGGGATCGCCTGGCTGATGTTCATCTCGGCGTAGTAGTTGCGCAGGACGTTTTCGAGCCCGGCCGACACCATCCCGTCGAACTTCACCGGATCGAACTCCGGCCCGAATTTCGGCAGCGTCACGTTGATGAAGATCATGCCTTGAAGTCCTTGGCCTGTATGACCCCTTTGAGCCGGGATTGGCAGGGGTTGCAGAGTTCCAGCGTGAAGGACGCCGTGATTTTCGAGACGGTCCGGCGCGCCGTCTGGGACGGGTCCCCGGCCTGGCGCTCCTGGTACTCGCGTTTCAGGAGCCGCCCTTCAAACACGCCGCCGTGGGCGATGCACCAATCCAGCTTGCAGCTCTGACACGTCGAGACGGCCGCGTCTTCGCACCCGCCGAGGTCACAGACAACGACCTCGCGCGTGACGGATTTCTTCATGCGCTAGAACCCCCCGCGCCAGCGGATCTGGTTCCGGGGCAAATCGCGGCGGTGAGGGAACCCTTCGCGCCGGACGGCGCCACTTGCGCTCTTGGCGATGACGCCGCGCGGATGATCATCGTCTCCGCGCACCATCCGGTTGTACGCCTCAAGCATCCGATCGGACAGCGATTCCCACGCCGACGCCTGGCTCTGGGCCTGCACGAGGTCCGCGGGGCTCCCGCCCTGGCCCCGGACGGTGTCGGCATAGTAGGCCGCAAGATCCAGCGCGACGTAGTGGGAGCAGAGCCGCGAGACCATGTCCTCGTCGGCCGCGCTCATGAGGGACAGCGTTGCCTCGGTCCATTGCAGCGTGTAGGTGATCCGGAATTTCTCGGCGAGCTTGCCGGGGAAATAGACCTTATAGCCGGTGGACGTCTTGACGGTCCGCCACTCCATCTCCTTTTCCAGCGGGCGTTCGTCGTCCTCATCGTGCGGAGACATGATCTTGATGACGGCGTCGTCGTCGCCGAAAGCGGCCGGAAGGGCGAATTCCTGAATCGGTGGGTTACTGGCCGCCTGCTCCTGAACGACGTGATGGGGACGTTGGCGGCCATGCTCGCGCATGGCGTCGCCGATGAAGTCCTTGCGGACGTGGGCGGGCACGCGCCCCTCGGTCATGTTGGGGACGAGCCCGCTGATCTTTCGAAGGAGCGACTGAATTGTCGCCACGGCGCGATCCTCCTACCTGTTACGCGACGCCGACGCGATACCCCGCGGACCCCCCGGCGCCGCCGTCGAAGGCCGCGAAGACCTTGCCCGCCGCAAACGGCACGCCGCCGAGGTAGTCGGATGTGATCTCGCCCGCAGGGGCTTCAAGTTCCATGATGACCGGCCCCGTGGCGTCGGCCCCGTCGTGAAGCGTGACGGTGAGTCCGGCGTCCCCGCCGTCCACCTGGAGCCCCGCGACATGGACGAAGTGATCGCGGAAGGCCCCGGCGGCCGTCTTCTTCTCCGACCAGGTGAAGGTCGGAACGTGCGCCTTGGCGTTGTGCTCCATCGTTCGTTACGACGTCGCGCGGGCCGCTTGAACTTGCCGGTGATCCGTCACGACGATCTTGTACGCCCAGCGGCGCTTGTAGCGGATCTTGTCGTTGGTGAAGGGCACGCCCGTCGTCGGGGTGTCCTCGATGAAGAACTCCGGCTGATCCGACAGATAGAACAGCGCCCGGATCGGAGCGAAGACCTTGGAGCGATCCGCCTGGAGGAACCAGGACGTGTTGATGAAGGAGCCGTCGGCAGACCAGAACGGGACGATGATGCGCGCGAGGTCGCCGTGAAGCTGGTTCTCGATCTGGAACTGGTTGTCGATCGGCATGAGCTTCTGGGTGAACTTGGCGGCCTTCGGCTCCATCTCGGGGCTCGTGATGAGGTACTTCGGAAGGGCCGACTCGCCGAGGAACGTGTCCAAGGTGTTCTTCACCTTCTGCTCGCGCATCTTCTTGCGCAGGAGGTCCAGGTTCGTGAAGTTGATGTCGACGGCCGCGGACGCGCCGGTCAGGAGATTGGCGTGCGTCGCGACGCTGAACCAGTTGACGCCGTCGTAGGTCGTGACGGTCGTGTTGCCGTTCTTGTAGAAGTCCCAGAACCGCTTGGCGAAGCCGACCTTCATGCCCATGAGGAACTTCATCGGCGTGGCGGTGATCGCCCCGATGTCGTCGTTGGCGATCGCGCGGTCCGTGATGCTCTCCAGGTCGCCGCGCTTTTCGACCGTGGCGCTGGCCTTCTCGTCCGTCGGGCTCGTGACATCCGTGTACGGATCGCCTTCCGCGACGAGCGGGGCATCGTCGTAGCCGCCGACGCGCGTGAAGTCGTGGCTCTTGTAGTCGTCGACGATCTCGATGTCCGTCAGCGTCCGCCAGGCGTCCATGTCGGCGAGCTGGTAGACGCCCTGCAGGACGTTGTGAAGGACGTTGGCGACGACGTTGGGGAACTGCGCCAGGTTGATCGCTTCACGGTAGGCCGCGACGTGGGCGTAGGTCGGAGAGGCGCGCATGGCCTGGGCGACCAGGGCGCTCTCGCGCACGCGCACGGGCTCCAGTTCCTCCTTCTTCAGAATGGCCCGATGCTGGAGCCGGGCCTCGCGGTTGTAGGAATTCATGAGGCGCCCGGAGTAGGCCAGGCCCTCCATGATTTCCTCGACCGTGGGATTGAGGACGCCCGTGCACAGCCGGTACATTTCCTTGATCGACCGGGCGGGCATGACGCCGTCGACGGGCTCGCGCTTGAAGGCGCCGAGCAGGGACTTTTCGAGGATCTCCGGCGTCGTGCCGCCGACGCTGATGCCGGGAGCGCCGAGCTTGGACTTGGGCCAGGCGACGGACTCGCGGACCTTGAGCACCTTTTCGAAGCCACTCTTGAACTTGGCGTCGTCGCCCGGGCACGGCCGGACGGCCTCGCGGACCAGTTCCGCCTCGGCGTCGGTGAGCCCGCGCGTCTTGATCTCGGCCTCGATCCGTCCGCTCCAGTTCTCGGTCCGGAGCTTGGCCATCTCGGCTTCCTGGTTCTTGATCTGTTCGGTGAATTTCTTGAACTCGTCGGCCGAGACGCCCGGCGGGGGCGTGGTCGCGGCGACGGTCGCAGGCGCAACCGCGGGCGGCGTTGCGGGCGGGGGCGGCGGCGTGACCGCTTCCCGGAGCTTCACGAACTCGGCGATCGTGCTCTTGAGCCACTCCTTCGCCGCGGAGCCGTCGCCCGTCGGGGCATGGTTCTTGACGGCGGACTCGCGGATGTTCTCGGCGAGAACTCCGACGATCTTCGCTTCGGCCAGGGCTTGCTCGACGATCTTCAACCAGTCCATGATTTGCTCCTTGTGGATTTCTTCCGTGCTACCCGTATTGTTAGACGGAGAGGACCCCGCCATGCTCGACCAGAGATTCGGCGGAACGGCCGCCGCGACGGCGCGGATCAGCTGCCCCCCGGCCGACGGGAAGTGGACCAAATCGACGCTCGGGAGGTTGGCGACGAACCGCATTTCGACCTTGCCGCCTTCGCGCTGGGCCGCGATCGACTGCGAGTTGACGGACAGCCCGTAGAACTTGAGCGTCCCGGCGCGCTCGGCTTCCTTGAGTTCCTTGCGGGTGTCTTCCTTGGTGAGGATCAGCTTGCCGCCGACGAATCGGCCCTTGGCGTCGGACCCGATGAAGCCCTCGCGGATCGCCCCTTCGATGACGTGGACGAAATCGCGCTCGCTCAACCCGGACCGTTCCAGGTCCGCGGGCGAATGCGCGCGCAGGGGGCCGATCGGCGTCTCCCACCGGAACGACAGGACCGGCACGCCCTCCTTCGTGGCGTTCACCAAGCTGAGGATCTCTTCCAGCCGCCGGTTGCCCCACCCGGCCCCATTGATCGAATCGCCTTCGCGGATGACGACGACGTCCCACTCGCGGCCTTCGACGTCGCGCGACACGGCCTCGACCATGCGGATGAGGGCGGTCTTGTCCTGTTCTCGGCGATGCTCGCCCGTGGCCTTGCCGGTGCAGGCGATATGCAGGGCCGCGCAGAAGCTCTCGGCGTCGTCGATCCCCTCGGGCGGATCGTCGACGCATGACGTGAAGAACCCAGGGTCGGCGCCGTACTTTTCGCAGAGCCCCTTGACGAGCTGTTCGGGCATTCCCCCGAAGCTCTGCTCGCGGGCGACCATCACGTCGAACAGGGCCTGCGCCTTGATCGACGTCCAGCCGTTCTTCTTCATCTTCTTCGCGCACGACGGGCATGTCTTCTCGACCCACTCCAGCGGAAGGTCCACGCCCTTGAGGGCTTCGCGTTGATGCTTGAACATTTCGACTTGGCCGAGACGCTTTTCCGCCATCTCTTCCGTGTCGTAACAGCCGAACGAGCGGGAGCCGTCCTCGCTCTGGACGCAGAACTTCCCGTCCTTGGGGACCACCTTCTCGCGCGTCTTCATGTCGATCAGCGCCACGTTCAGGCCGCCTTTCTCTCGGCCAGGAATCCGGCCGACATGGAAACCACCCGGCAGCGGCAGTTCACGCGCTCCGACGCCGGGAGCCGCGGATCATGCGGCATGGCCGCGGCGAAGCCGCCGACCTCGAAATCTTCGTCGACGGGAATCGGTCCGGTCGCGCCGCCGATGGCGTAACGCGCCGCCGCGTCGGCGTGCGTCTCGCGCACCAATTCGTCGTCCGAGTCGAACCACGACTTCACGAGCCGCAGTTGCGGCGCGGCCTTGTTGAGGTTTTCGATCGCCGCCTCGCTGGTCACATTGAAGACGCCGTTGACTTCCGTCCGCGCGATCGTTTCCGCCCGGGCGCCGACGCCGATGACGACGCCGTCGGAGCGCCGCAGGGGGCCGAGCCAGCCCGATCGGGCCATGTCGTGAGAAATCGCCTGCGGGCTCTTGCCGGTGAGGATGCCGATGCGAATGATCCCGCTTAGGTGCTTCTCCTGTTCTTCGGCCGATCCCCGGATCGCGTCGGAGCGCGTCACCAAGAGCGCGCGGTATCGGGCCGACGTCAAGACCACGGCCTCCGACACCGATGGGTCTCCGGGGATTTCGCCGGGAATCGTCCGGTCGATCCCTTCAAGCTGTCCGCCGATCGCCTCTTCCAGAAGCTCCCGGTCCACCCGGCCGAGCCGCTGGCCGTACTGATTCCAGACGCGCGTCGTCACGCGCTGAATTTCAGACCGGATCGTGCGGGCCATCTCTGGGCCGAAGGTGCTCGTGCCTCGCCGAGCCAGGAGCGCCACAATCCGGTCGTCGAGTTCTTCCCGGGCAGATCGCAGCTCGCGGAAAATCTCGCGGACTTCCCGATCTTCGACCCGATCGACCGTGCGCATGAGGCGCCGGACGTGGGCCTCGAATCCCCGGATCTGTGCTTCGGTCGCCATGCGGTTATGTCGGGTCGGTAACGGTCACGCCTTCCGACGGCGTCCACCAGTGGATGATCGGCGGCGGGCTGGTCTGCTTCCGGCCCCGGATGCTGATGTTCTTCCCGGCCCCAACGATGACCTGCTTCGTCGCGCCAGCCTTGTTCTTGAAGTGGATCTTCTGGTCGGTCGTGGCGTCGTTATAGATCCGAACGTAGCCGACCGCGCCCTTGTCGCCCGCCAGGTCCGGCAGGGTCAGCGTGGAGTTCTCGCCCTTGCATAGCACTTTGACGCCGTTGACAGGGTTTCCGCTCACCTCGGCCTTCGTCAAGCTGGCGCTGTCGGCCTTCTCGACGGCCTTTTCCGAACAATGGCCGCCGTGCATGAAGTAGCCGAACCACTTCAGCCCGTCGCAGTAGGCGAAGAGCCCCGCCATGTTGCCCAGGATGAACACGCCCTCCATGTCGTTCTCGTTGTTTCCCCAGAGGGCGTCGGCGGCGATTTTCACGTCGACGTTGATCGTGAGACTGCCGCTGGCGTTGAGAAGGTGAAGCATCGCGCCCTTGAGGGCCGTCGACGGCGCGGGGAGAATCACCGATCGCACCGCGGCGCCCAGCTTGACGACGTCGGACGTCGCCTCGGCTTCCGTCAGCGTGACCGTGGCGTCGTTCTTTGTGGCGTCGTCGACCAGTCCTACGTCGGACGATCCCACGGCGATGCCGACCGACCGCAGTTGCGCGCGGTCTGTCGCGCTGAGTCCGCCCATCGCTTACTCCTTTCAATCGAACCGGGGCGGCCCGGATACGCCGAGCCGCCCCCGTTGCGTGTGCCTTTAGCTGGGGAGCGCGGTCGAGATTCCCGCGCGGCTCTTGTTGCCGACCCACTCCGAGTTGGCGCCGATCAAGACCTTCGCGGACGTGAAGTTGGCCGTCGCGAAGCTGTTGTCCTGGTAGTCGTTCTTGTTCGCCGCCGTGTTGAGGTCGACGTACTTCGTCGGCTCCACGCCGCCTTCGTTGCGGCAGAACTTGTTGCCGATGATGAACGAGTCCTGGACCGAACCGCCCACGTCCTCCGGGGCATTGGCGAGGCAGTTGACCGAGGCGTCGTGGAAGAGGTTGCGCTGGATGTCGATCTGGGTGTTGAGGTTGCCGGTTCCCGTGGCGACCCGGAACAGGATGTGCTTGGCGCAGAACTCGAACTCCGAATCCCAGATCCGCACGCGAGCGGCGCCGTTCGTCGCCCCGCCGCCGATCTCCATGGCGATGCCCGGCGTCGATCCGTTCCCGGCGAACTTGCAGCCGTGGAAGTAGATGTCTTTGCCGAGCACCTGGATGCCGAACTTCGTGGCCGTCGCCAGCGTCGGCTCGAAACCGATGTTGAAGAAGGCCACGCGCCGAACGCCCACGGCGAGCGTGAGGCAGGCGGCGTCGTTGACGGTGCGGGCGATGATCGACGTCGGCATGGTCCCGAAGATGGAGCCGACGAAGGTCAGGTCGTTCTTGGTGATCGCCAGCGTCTCGTCGAAGGTCTGACCGCCGACGATGACGAGGTCGCCGCGGCCGTTCTCGGCGTCGTCATGGGCGCCCTGGATCGTGCTCTTGAGGGTGGCGTGCGGATGCATCTGCTGAAGCCACGTCGCTTGGGTTCCCGTGGCGACGAGGAAGGTGCGGCCCTTGGCGAACCGCTGAACGGCGAGCGTCGGGTGGAAGAGATCAAGCATCGGCGACTCCGTCAAAAACAAGGTTTAGGCGGCGGGGCGAGAGTAGCGGCGGAACGTCTCCTTGAAACTCTCCGCGGCGGCCTCTTCGATTTCCTCGTCCGGCTGGCCGTCCGGCCGCACCTGCGGCGGACGCATGGGCCGATCGAAAATCTTGGCGAGTTCTTCTGGAAGCTCGGGGGCGATTCCGGTGAGCGGAGCCGCGAGCTTGCGGAAGGCGAGTGCGGCTTCCTTGCGGGTCATGGCCCCGGCGATCTCCGTGCCGTAGTCCAGAACCGTGCCGAGCTTGACCAGGACGTCGGCGAGCCGCATCTCGTCCTTCTGGTTCACCGGGTCGCGGATCAATTCGTAATCGGCCTGCGCGGCTTCCACGCCGATCAGCCCGCGCTCTTCCGCCCGGGCCTTGGCGAAGTCGACCACCGTGCGAAGCACGAAAAGGAACTCGGCCTGCGCGCGATCCATCGCGCGGAAGGTGGGATCGGCCTGGCCCTGGACCGTCGCGCGGTTGGCGGCGTCGCCGTCGGCGAACCATGCCTCGGGCATGGCGGCGCCGCCGAGCACCACGTTCTTGATCGTGCGGAACATATCGCTGAACTCGACGGCCGGGATCGCCGGAATCAAGCTGCTGATCGTGACGTCCGGCCGGGTGTAGATCGTGTCGCCGGGCTTGCCCGATCGAAGGACGGACAGGACGTGGTCGGCCTCGGCGTCGTTCATCCCGCCCTTCGACGTGACGTGCCAAATGTAGGAGATCGCCACGTTGAAGCGTTCCAGCATCGCGAAGGCGGCGTTGTCGAGTTCGAGGATGTACTCCCACGAGTGATACAGGTCCCCGAGTCCGCGCAGGTCTCCGATCGGCGCGTTGGCCCGGAAGAACATGACGCCGGGATGCTTCGAGTCGATCTTCGACCACTCGACCTCGGGCTCGCCGGGGGCGACGACGACGGCTTCTATCCCGCCGCCGTTCCAGCCCATCTGAATCCGGCCCGGCCAGGTGACGAAGGTCTGGTGCGGCAGTACGGTCCCGATCGCGGCGACGTCGTGCCACAAGATCCGAGTCCGGCCGGTGACGGTGTTGACGATCGGCTCGGCGAGAAGTTCCCCATCGCTGCGAAAGGCCGACGCGATCGCGTGAAGCTGGATCGGAAAATTGTTCACGGGGTCCGTCCAGAAGTCCTTCAGGAAGTGGGCGAGCTGCTCGTCCTTGGAGACGGGCGTTATTCCCGAACCGACCATGAAGTCGGCGCGCACGCCGATGATCCGGTTGGCGATCGGGTTCTGGCGCCGCTCTTCCCACGACATCTGAAGGACGCGACGACGCTCGCCGTCGGGGATTCGCCGCACGCTCTTGCCGCTGGCGGCACGGAAATTCTGATGGCCCTCGAGGAACGCGTCCGGGTCCGGCCAGCCGAGCGACTCGCGGATCGACAGCGGCTCGTGCGTCTGATTGAAGGACGGAGCCGGGCGCGATTCCCGGGCGCGTCGGAAGAAGTCGAGAAGGCCCATGCTTTGCGGGGGTTCGCCCCCGTTTATTAGACGGAGAACCGGCCGCGCCGTCGGGCGGGCGTTACGAGCGGCGATCCCGAAGGTGACGGCCCCAATGGCGGTCGCCCGTCCGGACGCTGGTCCGAAAGTTCGCGCGATCCACGAAGGGCTCGGCCGCGTCCTGTTGGACTGCGGCGCCCGGCGCCGCGGATCCGGGCAGGGATTCGACGAACCGCATGGCCCAGACCGCCAAGGCCAGGGCGTCGGATCGGTCCGGCGAGTAGCCGAGTCGCTTGATCGTTTCGTCTTTGGGCTCCAGCCGGATTATGCCCGCGCTGGTCATTTTGTACTTTGGCGCGCACAGCTCGCGAAGCATCTTAGAGTCGTGCGCCGGAAGGGCGAGCATCTTGAGCCGGAACGCCTCGCGGACCGACCAGTATATTTCCGATCGGGCGTTGAGGAACTTGCCATCTTCGACCGGCTTGGACCCGAAGTTGACCGGCACGACGCTGAGGCCGAGTTCGTGAAGCCGATCGGTTACGCCGCCGCCCAGCCCGGTGTCGTCGATCATGACGTTGCGCGCGGCGACGACGCCGTCTTTGACGAGCCGTACGATCTCGCCCACCGTGCGCATGAGATCCTGGCCCGCGAACTCGATGACGTCTTCAACGACGCCGTCACGAAGGATGACGAAGACCGTCCGGGCCGATCCGAACCGGGCGACGTCGACGCCCAGGACCGCGGGCGCCCCCTGGCGCGGGCGTTTGCCGTAGTCGGCGTGCTCCGTGTCGAAGTTCGCCTCGTAGAGCCGGTGCGCCGCCTCGATCCACGCCAGCGGGATCAAACTGTCCGTGGCTTCGCGCGGGAACTCGCCCTTGACGCGCGCCCGCCAGAGGATCGACTCTTCGCCCCATTCCGCGCGGCGCTCTTCGATCCATCGTTTTGAGCACCACGATGACTTCTCGCTGTCCAGCGTGAAGCGCCGAAATCGATTCGCCCGCTCGCTGAAGGCGAGATAGAAATCCCCCGACGGGTCGAAAGACGGATTGCCCAGGTAGCAGCCGCCGTCGTCTTCGCCGGTCGTGATCGACGTTATGGCGAGGAAGATTTCCGGCGAGACGCCCGACGCTTCGTCGCCGACGACGAACACCCTGCGCTTGTGGTGGAACCCCTGGAACTTGTCGGCCTCCTTGCGGGAGCTGAAACCCATGAAGATCGCCTCGGGATTCGGGTGCTTCACCGATTTCGTGAGCACCTCGGCCAGCGTCGGCCATCGGGTCCTGGCGACGTCAAAGAGCACGCGGATCTCACGCCACAGCTGGTGGGTCACCTGGCGATCGGTGGGGGCCGTCGTAAGGACGATGCACGGGAAGGCCGTGAACCAATGCCACAAGCTGATGACGGAGCCGATGAACGTCTTGCCCGCGGCGTGACCGCTCTTTACGGCGATCCACCGGCACGTCGGCACTGACGCCAGGACGTCAAGCTGCTGGTCGTCCCAACGCTCTACGCCCAGGACGTCGGACGCGAACGCGGGGACGTCACGGCAGTAGAGGTCAAGCCGATCCGCGATCGCCTGCGGGAGCGGCTCCGGCAATGACGCCGGTTGGAGCGGCAACGGCGACGCTGCGGCTGGCGAAGAGACGGGCAAAGGCGTCCTCCAGCGTCAGGTGGACCGTGATATTGTTCGTCGTGGGATTGATGACGGTATCGGGCGCCGACGTCGTCACGCCCATCTTGATAAGCCGATCGACCAGGGCGCATTCGATCGCCCACACGTCCATGTGTCGGCCTTCGGATCTGGCCCTGGCCTTGGCCGCCGTCGCGGTCGAGTAGAGTCCGCCGACGACGGCGTCGGCGTACTGCCTCACGCGCTCGCCCACCTGGCGGTCGAACTTCATCCGCCAGTACCGGACGGTTCGGATCGGCGCCTTAACAAGTCCCGCGATTTCCTCGGGACTGAATCCTTCCGACGACAGGAAGCCCGCGATCGCGAACTTCGTCTTGTCGGAGACCTTGTCGACGTCGACCCTCCCGGCCTTGGCGAGTTGAAGAAGGCGCACGACGTCGAGCCCCTGCGTCTTGGGTTCCGTGCGGCGCGGGTCTTTTTCCGACAGACTCACGACTGAAGCGACTCCCCATTGGGGCCGAGAAGCTGAAGCCGATTCTTCTCGACGGAGGTCGCCTTCTTCACGACGCGATAGGTCTCCTCAAGACTGTCCGCCAGCTTGTCGCTCGGCCAGGCGGTGTAGTCGATCGCGGATGCGCGAACGGTGATGTGCGCAGAGGCGAGAAGCCCGAGCTGTTCATCGGTGATCGTCATGGGCGCCATGCCGACCCGGATTGCCCCACTCTGCCGGTCGACCTCCGTGATGATCCGGGTCGGAAGTTCGAGTTCGATTTCGGTCTGAGTATCCAGATCATAACTCGGGTAGACCTTGGCGGCGATGACCCCGAGCCCGCCGATCCCGAACAAGCGCCACTCCTTCTTCATGATTCGATCCTCCTTGTGGTAGACGCCGGAAACCCTATCGAGTCGGGCAACCTATTGCAAGGACTTTACCGGCCGTCGGCGCCGCGGCGGCTTGGGCGGGCGCCGGAGTTCCGCTTGAATCTTGCGACGCACGCCGGAGCGAAGGCCCGGCAAGATCGGCCGCGTCGACGCGGACTTCAAGACAGCTTCCAAGTCGTCGCGGGCGGCGATGCGTTCCTGGGTGTCCGTGTACGACGCCGAGACCTCCGGGTTCATGAGCGTGGAAAACAACGCGAAGGCCGGATGCTTGCGACGCGAACGCACTTCGTCGATCATCGCGTTGTGGAGACAACTAACCATGTACGTCCGCCGGTGGTCCAGAGTGTCGACGCGCTTGGCGATCTTCCACAGGACGATCAAGGCCAACTGCTCCAGCTCGTCTTCGCGGTACAAATCCGCCGAGAACTTCCGGGCGCACCCGATCAGGTAGCCGACGTGCTTGGACCTGAGCGATTCGAACGCCTGAAGAATTTCCGTTTCCCCTTTCGGCGATTGGCCGATGGGGAAACAGTATCGCGGAGTCGACCGCGCGTCAAGGACCAGAGGATCTTTTCGACCGTGTCCATCGGAAGCGTCACAGCATCTCCGGCAGTTTCAAGGCCATGCGCACCGTGTCCACTCGTTCGCTGATCCAAGGGTGCGAGGCGTTCCAGATTTGAGGGAACAGAACCGCCCTGCCGCCGCGCTCCCGCCACTTGTCGACGTTGGCTTCGAGGTCGTCGATCAAGAGCGCGCCGGGCGTGGCCAGGAGTTCCTTCTTCGGCGTGATGACATAGTCGCGAAACTCCGTGCCGCGCCAGCGTTGGAGCCACTCAACTTTGCCCGCGCTGGAGTCGGGATCTCTGGCGGGACTCGTGGCGATGAACGTAGGAGCGAACGACGAACAAAGCGCCCATAGTTCCTCGGCCCATGGGTACAACTCGATCTCCGACCAGAACGACCGGCCTTTCAAATTCAGGCGAGCCCAAAGTAAATGCTCGGCCTCAAGACCGAGCGGCTTGTGGACGGAATATTCTCCGGGGACCCATCGCTTCAGAAGCTCGGCCTCCGTGAAGCCGAACGCGCGAGCGGCGGCACCCACGAAGTTCGCGAGCACCCCGTCCATGTCCAAGTATATCGTGTGGATCTTCATTCGATCTTACGGTCCGGGTTGTGGGCCTTCTTGCCGGTCATGGCCTGCCAGCGCCGCACGGCGACGTCGACCCAACGCGGCTCGACGTCCATGCAGAGCGCCCGGCGACCTTGGCGCTCGGCCGCCAAAAGCGTAGAGCCAGAACCGCAGAACGGGTCGTAGATCGGGCAGTCCTTCCGGCCCGAGGGTTCGTCGCCTTTGATGATTTCTTGGATCAGGTCTACGGGCTTTTCGGTGTAGTGATGGACGTTGCCCGTGCGCTTGGACTTTAGGACGTTGCCGCGCGACGGCATCCCCTTCTGGCGCCGGTTGCCCGTGCGACTGGCGAACATGACAATCTCGTGTTGGGTGCGCCAGAGGGCGCCGAGCCCGGGCGTTCCCTTGTCCCACACGATCATCGACCGCACGGCCAGACCGGACGAATCTGTGACGTCGAAGAGCGGAATCCACATCCGCCAGTCCGTGAAGATGTAGGAGGTCTGGACGCGCGCCGTCGCCAGCATGGATCGCATAAGCGCAATGTATCCGCGCGTCGAGAGGTTGTCGCTGGCGATGTCGCCCCAGGTCCCGGCGGCCTTGCCCGCCTCTTGGAAACTGCCGGAGCAATACGGCGGGTCCGTGATCATGAGCTGTGCCCGATCCTTGCCGAGCACACGCGCGACGTCGAGCGGCTGGCGGCAGTCGCCGCAGGCGAGAAGATGACGGCCGCACGTCCAGACGTCGCCCGGGCGCGTGATCGGCTTGGCGGGAAGCTCTGCCGGGACCGGCGGCTCTTCGTCGTCGTCGAACGGCGTCCAACTTGACAGTCGATCGAGCTGGCCCGGCGTGAAACCGGAGAGCGACACGTCCGCCCCTAAGTCGTCGAGATCCTTGAGGGTCCGGGCGAGCTTGGGGAAGTCCCACTCGGATGTCGCGGCGATTTGATTGTCGGCCAGCGTGTAGAGCGCGGCGTCGGAATCGGACAAGTCCACGACGATGACGGACGCCTTGTCGCGCTTCAGGTGCCGGAGTGCCTCGAGGCGGCCGTGCCCGGCGAGGATTCGGTAGGTTCCCTTCTGGACGATAATCGGCGCCGTGTATCCGAACTGGCTGATGCTCCGGGCAATCGCTTCGACGGCGTGGGTCTTTCTGGGATTGCCGTCCCACGGCTTCAGACGGTCAAGGGCAACCTCTTCGATGTTCACAACGTAAACTCCAGGGTGGCGTGGCGCTTGCCTTTGATTTCAGCTTCTTGAATGCTCTCGTATCGGGGAGTTCCGCCGACGTCGACGAAGGTGAAATCGATGACCTTTGGACGCCCGGACGCCGGATCGCACGCCCGCAACTGATAGCACGCCCACACGGGCAAGCATCCACCCCTTTGGATCGACCAGGCGATCCACCTTCGGATCTCGTCGACGTCTTCCTCGGTCAAGCGCATCACGGCTTCCCGTCCTTTTTGATCGCGGGCGACGCTATCAGAACCCGAGGACTCTCGTCGACCCCCCGCGCGAACTCGCGGCGCAGGAAGTTCAGCGCCGCCTCGGCCGTGGGCCGTGACGCCGGGAGCCAGGCCAGCGGGTTCGTATACGTCTGCATTGAACTCTCGCCCGCCACGGGCGTCCCGACGTCGATATGCGCCCGCGTGACGACTTCGACGGTCTGAAGCGCGAGCTTCATGAGTTCGATCCGCTCCGGCGGTGGAGGCGGCGGCGCGGGCGACGGGCAGACGTGGCCGGTCATTCGGCCACGACCCGCGCCAGGATTTCCCGGTCCTCGAGGATCTTCAGCTTGACGCCCTCGATGTCGATCTCGGCGCCCGCGTACTTCGGAAATACGACGACGTCCCCCACCTTCAGGGCCAGTTCCATCCGCACGCCGGTCTCCAGCATCCGGCCGCGGCCGACGGCCAACACCGTCCCGCGCGTCGGGATCTTCTTGGCGGTCTCGGGAATCAGGATGCCGCCCGGGCTCTTGTCCGGGTCCTGCACCTGGCGAACGACCACGCGGCCGTCCATAGGATCGAGCTTCTCGTTACTCATGCGCGCTCCTGTAAATCAGGTGTCGCGAGAAAATAGATTCGGGCCATGCGGCCCGTTCGGGTCTTGCGCTTGCCGCTGTGACGGATCGCCCCGGCCGCCAGGAGTTCCGAGATCCGCGCGCTGCAGGATTGGTGGAGCATCCCGAGGTTCCCCTCCAGCTCGTCGGCGGTGATTCCCTCGGGGGCGATCGCGATCCGGTCGAGAATCCGCCTGCACGTCGCGGCCCGATGCTCGGCCGACGTGGAGGCGTGCGCCGAGACCGACGTCTCCGCGCCGCCGTGGTAGTTCTCCGTGATGTCCCGGCCGAGTGCGGCGGCGGAAGGCGCGGGCAGCGCCGGGTCCGAATTCACGGCGAAGAGTTCGGTGGACGCGGGGTCACGGTAGAAGATGGGGCGCTTCATTGGTCGTCCTTCCATTCGCGGCGTCTTCCGCCTGGATGCGGCAGGCCGTTGTCTCCGGTAGTGCCCGGCGGGATTTCGATCCAGGGTCCCCAATGCCCGCGTGCACGCGGTTCTTGTGCCATGGAGAACATCGCCGCGGCGAGCGCCAAGACGATCAGTACGATCAGAACTTCGGTCATGATCGGCTACACCGCCCCTTTGAGGGCGATCCCGGCATTGGCGGTCATGATGCACTCCCGAAGCTGGCGAATCGCCGCCGACTTGTCCGCGCAGTCGGGCACCGACTCGTCGATCAGGAGCGCGAGTTCCAGCGCCTTGGCCCGGAGGGCCTCGTACTTCTGGGGCTGGTCGTCTTGCGGCGCGTGGTAGCTGAAGACGTTCGACCACTTCTCGCGACTCGCCGCCCGCTTCTCGGCCCGTCCTTCCTCCGACATGATCATGGTTGCCCTTTCAAAATCAGTTCCCTGAAAAACGCCCCGGACTCGAAACACCGGAAGCCGTGGGCGATCATGCAAATCAGATTTCGGAACTCGGCGTTGATCTCCGTGAGGACCGTCGGATCTCCGCGCCGCAGTCGACACCCGAGCGCGGTTTGGTGCTCCGGCTTTTCGCGCCCGCCCATCGTGGAAGTCTATCACGCCGCGCGCCTATTCCACTTCCGCGTTGCCCGAATCGCGCGACACCTTGGCCTTGATCTTCGTCTCGGCCTGAATCTTCACGGTCTTGCCGTCGTACTTGTAAACCTTCCGGCCGTGCTTCTTCATGATCTCGACCAGGACTTCGTTGGCCTTCACTTCGAGTTCGGTCAAGGCCATTCGCTTGTCTCGCACTTCGACGTACGCCTCGGCCGCCCCTTCGATCGCCTCGATGACGGGGTCTTCGGTTCCCGGCAGTCGGCCTTGATTTTTGCGGGCCGGGGTCTTCGTCGCTTCGGTCACTTGATCCTCCAGAAAAATCAGAAGCCCAGATCGTCGACGACGGGGTCTGGCTCGGCGGCCAAATCCTTCCCCGTCTTCGGCGCGGGCTCCAGTTGTGTCGGGTCCTTGAGATCGTCCAGCGTGAAACTCATTCGGTCGAACAGGTACAGATAGGCCGCGTGCACGTCGACCAGATACGGCAGCGCGGCCAGAGTCTTGGCGTCGAAGTGGACCAGGACTTGAAGCGCGCGGGCTCGGAACTCGTCGACGTTCTTGGGCGACACTTCCATCTGGTTCGTCGCCCGGAAAATCCACTGCAGCAGCTGCACGCGCTTCGATTCCAACGCGCCCGGATCCGCGGTCCTGGCCGCGCGGCGGTATTCCCGCAGCGGCTCGACAAGGTCCCCGATCGGCGGCGCGAACCGTCCGGCCTTGATAAGCGCCGCGTCGACGATGTCCGCGAACGCCGAAACGGGGACGTCATGGGCTTGCTTCCAGACGACTTCCTGCATGATCTTCAGCGGCGCCAGGTTCGTCGTCTCGTTCACGCGGATCAGCGACGGGTAGGCCGTCGCGAGCCGGTGAAGCTGCTGTTCGAATTCGGCGATCTTCACGACTTGGCCTCGGGAGGGTAACGCCGGAGCACCTCGGCGATCCGCTCCTGTTCGGTTCCGGCGATGCGATCGGCGTTGGCGATCGCCAGAAGCGTCGACGTCGACAGCCCCCCGATTTTGGGAGGCGGCGGCGGCGAGCCGTTGGCCGCAGCGCCGGTCTTGAAAACCTCGTAGAATTTGAACCGATTGCCAGGTCGTCGCTGGTTGTCGGCGATCAGGAGGCGAACATCGGCAAGCGACACCTTCAAGAAGTCGCGAAGGAGGTTGAACTTGTCCATTACGTCGCGGCGGTGTGGCCGCTCGTCGGGGTTCTTGGCGAGGTATTCTTCTACGGCGAAGACCCAATCCGGGAACTGGTTGAGCGGCTGTCCGCGACTCGTTCCATGGTCTTGGAATCCTTCCCCCGCTCCCCCATCCTGTTCGGATACAGACAGACCTAGATTAAGATGAACAGGGATTGCGTTATCCGGTGGATTCTGAGTCACCGCGTCACGCACATACGGCTCGTTACTCGGTTGGCACCGCGTTACTTTCATGCCAGCTTCGTCCGGGGTCCGATTACTCTTTGAGTAATTACAAGGTGGGCAGCATGGAACCACGTTTTCCGGTTCGTTTCTCCCCCCCCGCTTGATAGGGACGACGTGGTCGATTTGGAATTCCCGATCCTCAAGCTGGCGCCCGCAGTAGGCGCAACGATTCCCGTTGGCCCTGAGAATCGGGATTCGTTTTTTATCGCGGTGGAGCTGCTGGCGCACCTTGGTCGCCTCCTTGGTGGATTCCCAGAGTTCCCGCAGCCGACCACCGTGGCCCTCCCAATCGTGGATTAGTCGCTGGCCTTCCACATCATCCAAGAAACCGGCCTCCAGAAGCGCAGAGACGAACCTTGAGGCGTTTCCCTTCCACTCCGCGGCGCTGGCCACTAAATGATCATCCCAGCCCGTCAGGTCGCCATCTGCGCGATACTTCTGTGCGTAGAGCCAAAGGCAAACCAGGTGACCAAGCGCCTTGATTTTATTCGTCTTGAGAAGGTCGGAAAGTCTCGACAGCTTGGGATGGTTCGTAAGATTCGATCGAACGGCCACCCAGACATCTTCGAACTTCACGCGGCGCCTCCATCCCCCCCACCCCGCCCCCCCGCTTGGTGAAGAGACCAGCGCAGGAGGAAGCCCGTCTGGTCGACGAGGGGGAGGGGTGGCGAGGATCTCTTCACCGCCGGGGATTCTACGCACGGCCCGAGGCCGATCAAGCGATGCGTCCAGAATCGGCAAAAAAAGTTCACGGCCATGCGGCCTCAAAAGGCCGGACATCCTCCCAAATCAGCAGCCGCGCCCCGCCCTTCACTTGGCCGAGCCCCAGGCGGCGGGTGCGAAGTTCCCACCGCTTCGGGTCGCCGCGGCGTTCCCACCCGTGGATAACGATCCGGTTGTCGTGCTCCAAGATCGCAATCGCGGCCTTGCGGCGCCGGGCCGCCCGCCGCTCTTCTTTGTGCGTCTTCGTCAGCTCTCCGCCGAGGATCTTCAGTTCGTGCTCGCCCATGTCCTTGGCTCGGCACACCTGGACATAGAGCACCCCCGGAACGCCGCCGCCGATCGCTTCAACGTCGGCGATCCCGTACAAGTCGATGCGGATCTTGCGGCCGGGGATGAATCGCTCGACCTTGCCGACAAGGTAGCCCTTCGACCGCAAGAGGGCCATCGACCGGCCCGCGAGCCAAACGGGGGCGCGGCGTTTCTTTTTTGGGACAGCGGCGATCACGAATTCCCCTGCCCGTCTTTGGCGGCGCGCTTCATAGCCGCATCATCCCCCTGACGATCGCGGCCTGCCGCCGCAGTTCGCGGGCCATCTGCCTCTCGAATCGGCGATCCTGATCACAACATTTCCCATGACAACCAGTCGCGGCCCACAGCGATAAATCTCGGGCATCTTCGCGGATCGCATCATAGACCCGCCTCAGCACGGCGCGGCGCTCGCGGCGGCAACAGGGGTTCATCGACGATCCTCCCTCCGCATGACGCGGCGAATAATCTCCTGTACCTGCGGTTCCCACAAATCGAACTCGCGGCCAAGTCTCTCGATGCTTTTCCCCGACTTGAATTCCGCCGCAACTTTCGTCGCGTTGTAGCGTTCGCCGTTGCACACGACGTAGAGAGGACGAGATTTATGTTTGGTCTTCATCGTCCCCCGCATAAGGCGCGTCCTCACGCATCTCTCCGAAGATTTTCACGGCGACGCGGATTCGGCTTCTCGCGATCATCCGCCGCCGGTCGATCCTCTCCTGACAGAGCCCGCACCATTTCGCCTCCGGCGGCTTCGCGAGGCCACAGCGGGAGCAGGTGTAGGAGCCGCGAGGAAGTTTCATCGTCCTACGGATCGGCATGGCCCGTCTCCTTCCGCGCCGCGGCGAAGCACTCGAACTCAAAATCAGCACCACAGATCATTTCCATCACGCCTTTTCCGATGATGAAATCCCCGTTTCGTTGATCCTCGCAGTTCGTCTTAACCTCATGGATCGCATCGTACATTTCCTTGAGCAGTTTCTCGACCTCAGGCGGGAGCGTTCGTGCGGCGCGGTCCCGCTCGATGGCGTCCTTGATGCAACCGGCGCAGGCCATTCGGTAGAGTTTGTTCGGCGTTCGAGGATGCCATTCACAAGCGGTGATTGCCTCCACCGCCAGCGCCTCCGGGCTAAGGTTTGTCATGCTTGGCCTCCTGTTTGGCTTGGGACTGCGACCATGACATCCTGTGGCATGGACACTCGCACGTCCATTCATCGTGGGGCGCAACAGTAGGCGTGTAACCCACCAAGTGAACGCATCGATAACCCCATTCTCTTATGATGGTATACCCAAGTCGGACTGCGTTTGGGTGTCCGCAACGAGGACGGCGAATGCATTTATTCACGCTTGTCCTCCTTGCTTGCCTCGTCTCCCCGCGAGCTTCGGGTGCGGATCGCGGAGGCGAATTGACGTCTTGCCTTGTTTAGTGCGGCTATGACTATTTCGGGAATCTCTCTTTTGGTAGCTATGTCTACAAGCGTCATATTCTCAATGATCCACGCTCGCGCCTCGATCTCGCGCTCGAAGGCGGCGGCGAGGGGGCATGGCCCAAATGACGCAGTGTCCACGTATATCGACTCAGGCCCGTGCCATCGGCATCCATGTTCCCCACGGCAGAACCGATCCGCGAACTCGTTGGGGGTCATGAGGGCTCCTTGCGCCGGGCGATCTCATCGTCCAGCTTTTTCAAAATCGCGAACAAAGCGGATCGCTCTTCCAAGGGTCGCGTGAATGAATTGTCGTGCCAATGTTTGACGGTGTCCCTCATCTTCTCCAGCGCCTCCATCGCCCCGCGCTTTTCGGCCTTGGATACAAACCGGCGCAAGTCCTCCAGAAGTTCGTCAGGCACATTCGGCCTTCCATTATCGGCCCAAGTCACCGCAGGTCCGTTCGCCAAGATGCTCCAAAGTTCATCCATTTTTAGATTCCTCCTCGCCCGCGAGGGCGGCGCGTAAATTCGCCAAGTCGCCTAAAGCAATTCCCCACGGCGCGGCCTCAATCGCCCTCGCCGCCTTCTCCACCCTCTGGAGACGCTCGATCTCCGCGACCAAGCGCGGGACGTCCTCGCGGGATGCGGCGATGAAATTTTCGTCTTCTCCGACTACGATTCTCCCGTCTTTACGCCGAACAAGTCGATTTTCCACACTCGATAACGTGAGCAGAGGATGGCCTTCGCAGGTGACAAGTCGAGGCGAAATTGGGTTAGCCCTACTCCACGGCCCCGGCGTCGCGGCGTCCGCTCGCGCCTTGATCGCGGCGAGTTCGGCGGGGGTTAGAGGGTCACTCACTTGTCACCTCCCGCGCCCGGAGCATGGCGTCGGCGGTCCGGTACGCTTCCCGTGCGATCGAGTCGTTGTCCTGCATATCGCAAGCGTCTCTGCCCGGAGGATTACAGACGATGGCGTCCATGATAAAATGCGCCTGCATCGCCTTCGCCGCGAAGTAGTCGCGCAGGGTCATGCCGGGGACTTGCGTCTTGCTCAAGTCACTCACCGGGAACGCCGGGCCGCCGTTGTCTTGCGTCTTTGGATTGTTCATCGGTTCCTCCTTGCCTTGCGCTCGACGAGTTTGACGAGGCGGTGGGGGCCGCACGAATAGGACTCGTGTCTGAGTTCGTACCAATCGCCCATCACCTCGCGCTTACTATCCGATGCGTGAAAATGCGTCGTCCCGTTCGTGCACGCGACGGCCCACAACCTAATCAGCTTTCGGATCTTCATCGGTGTTCTCCATTTCCGCCCGCCACGCTCGACCACACGGCCCCGACCCCGTCGTCAACGCACGGCGCCTCGAACTTCCAGATCGTCTCCATGAGATCCTCTTTCAAAAGTCGGCCCATCGCCAAGCGCAGCGGCCTACGGACCCCTCGGCTACTCGCGTTCATCACACTTTCGCCTACCCCGATCGCCATTCGATCCGTTCCCCACGTTTTAGACCGCTGCGCCAGGCGGCGGGCCGGAGCCCCCCCGGAGCAACCCAGGTCCGGTCCCGCCCGGGGCGTCATGGTTCTTTCTCGATAGCGGACGCTGTCACGGCGACCGGCACCTCCCCGAGATCCTTCAGGTCTGTCACCTTGGCGGCCATCGTTGTTCCGTCCATCATCTTCAAGACCGCCTCGGGAGTCTGGCCTTTCCAGGTTTCCCAGGTGGAGCCCGTCCACCGCTTGACGAGGAACAGGACGCTCGCCAGGCGCCCTTCGTGCTTCATTTCACAGGCGCGGCATTCGGTCGCCTTCTTGTACTCGACCTCGACTGTGATCGTGAAATCCTGGTTCGGAATCCACGTCCGCACGTTCTCGTACAGCTTCGCGATGTCCATTCGATCCTCCTTCAAAAAAAGGCCGCAACGATCCGCCGCACGCGCTTTAGTTTCGTGCGGCGGCCCGGCGCGGCCTACGCGATCGCGCCGCCTTCGTGGACTAGGTTCGCTTCAGCTTCAGGGATTCGACGGCGTACGCCTCGCCTCCGGGGATGCGGGTCTGGCCCTTCTGTGCCCGGGCGATGGCGTCGAGCGCCGACTGGTCTGGAATCAGATACTCGCGCGGCAGGAGATTCGGGTCGGTGATGCGGAACCGCCACGTCACCTGGACGGCGTTCACCGATTCGAGCTTGGGCGCGGCGGGCGCCATGATGACGGGAGGCGGCGTCGGGAGCGGGGCCGACAGCGCCGCGTCGACTTCGTCGCGCTCCGCGCCCCGGGCTTCGAGCGCGACGGCGTCGGCCAGTCGGCGCTCCTCGGCCTCCTTCTGCTGCTGCCGCCGGATCTCGGCCTCGCGCTCCCGGGCCTTGGCTTCCTCGGCGCGCTTGAACGTCAGGAGCTTCGGCGAAACGATCGCCTCGGCCCGCCTGAAAGGGGCGATCAACTCGGCCTCGGCCGCGAGCGCCGCTTTATGGGCCTTGTGTCCCGCATCGACCGCGGGTCGCATGATTTCCTTGCCCCGGCGTTGACCGGCGACGGCGAAGCGCAGAAGGTCGTCGGCGCTTTTGGCGTCGGCGGCCGTTCCGATCACGAGGGCCTCGGCCCGCGCGACGAGTGCGTGCGCCTCGGCTTCGATCTCCGACGTATCGGGCTTGACGATCGTCAGTTCAGATGACATCGCGGACCTCCGGTTTCAAAAGACCGTGTTTGAGCTTCCAGTTGTAGAGCGACAGCGCCACCAACCAGGCGTCGCCATCGGAGTAGTCCTCGTACGGCATGAATCGATACGTCGCGTCGTCGCGGAGATATACAGCCGCGCACCGAACGCCAGAACCCGCCAAGGACGTACGTCCTAAGTAGGCGAGCGCGTAGGCGGCGAGCTGCAGGGCGTGCCACGGCTCCGGGCCGCCGGTCTTCAGATCGATGACCCAATCGGACCCTCGAAAGCGCGCGACCCGGTCGGCCGTCCCAAGGTAGCCATAGAGTTCGTGCCGGACACGGTGCTCGATCTTTGGGAACGTGATCGGCGACGACTCCGCGCGGAATCGCCGCCACGCCGCCAGGTACGGCGCGACGTGCGGGTCGACGCTCCCTTCGTCGAGATCTGCGACATCGTCGAGCGCGGTCGCTTGGTGGACGGCGGTCCCGCGGTCCCGGCCGAACTCCGAGAGGAAGGTCGTGTCGATCAGGCCGACGCCCTTGAGGACGCCGGTGACGTGGGGCCAATCGGTCACGCCGCCACCTCGATGCTCTTGATCTCGGGGCCGTACTTCCCGTCGTCGTAGCCGATGACGACCTCGAGCTTCTTCTGCGCCGCGTCAACGGCGGCGTCCATGAGCTTCCCGTCGAACACGATCTGACCGAGAAAATCCGCGCCCTTGACGGACCAAATCGTCCACTTCCCTTTGTCGCTGGTCCCTTCCTTTTTGATGTCGATGGACTCGATCAAGCCCCTCCACGAATGAGCGCCCTTCGGTTTCGGTGCGCCGCCGACGTTGGCCTTCGACTTCGACTCGGGCTTCTTGATCTCGGTGTCGGCCTCGGGCGTGACGCCGTCCATCTCCTCGGCGGGGGTTCCCGCGACTCCCGCCATCTCCATCAGGAAGCGGAGGACGCTGGCGAGCGCCCGCGACTGCGCGCGGGTCTGCGCCATGCCGATGATCGCGTGGCGTTGGGGGAGTCCGTCGGGGCCGTCCCATCGACGGTAGATTTCGCCGATCTTCCATGTCCCGTCGGCTTGCTTTTCGTCGCGTTTTTGGAGCACCTCGCCCGCATAGCATACCTGTTCGGCGCGGCCGATGACGTCGCCGTTGTCGACCCGCTGGACCTCTGCGACCGCGAGGATGCCCTCGAATTCTCCCGTGGCCGGATTCCGAAGCTCGCGGGTCTCGACGGTACGGGCGACGACGCCCGCGCGCTGGCCGAGATACTGCCACGCCTCGATCCTCGCATGTCGGCTCGGCCCGATCTGGACGAGCCAGGCGTTTTTCTGCCGCGCCTTCTCTTCGCACATGGCGCGCATCTCGTCGGCCAGCGCGATCATGCGGCGCTGGCCGCCATCGGTGCCGAACGTCGCGAGCGCGTGACCGATTACGACCGGAGCGTCTCCCATTCGATCCTCCTTTTTTGAAACCCCGCCCGACGTCTTGCCGGGCAAACATCAATGAAGCTTCGGCGCGGCGTCGCGTCAAGTGATCCGGCCGGATTCCCCTTCGGCGTCGCGCCCGTACTGCGATTGTTTCTCGGCCGCGCCTTCAAGCCGTCGACCGAGTTTCTCGGCCCGCTCGATCTGATCGACTTGGCGCGCGACCGCATAGGCGACGGACTCCAGTCCCGCCAACACGGACGGCGTCAGACCTTCGGCGTTCCAGAGCCAGAAGGGAAAAGGCCGAGCGTCTTCCATGGACGGCGAGCCCACCACCTTTCCGATGCGCTCCAATCGGTACGTCGTCGAGTTCGGGATTTGCAGGCGCTCAAAGGTGACGACGTATTCCCGGTCTTCGATCGTATGCAGCAGGTGGACGATGTCACGCATCGGGCGTCTCCTTGGGTTGTGCCGCGTCGAGAGTCCGGCGGATCTCGTCGACGTGACGGCACTTCTTCCGGTTGACGAAGCCGGGGCAGTCGCACGAGAGTTCGACGCCTTGACGAGTAACGCTGTAGGTCACGCCGGGTTTCGATCCGCTTGGGTAGACGGCGAGCGTTTCGAGTTGGACGGATGGCTCCTGCGCCGCGCGCCTCTCTTCCTCGTCCTGGCGCTGGAGTTCCCTGTAGCAATCCGGGTGGTAGATCCACCCATCGTCGTCGACGGTCGCCTTCGCTCCGGAGGGGATGATGTCCTCATCGCAGCGCCCGGCGCACTTCTTCCCTTCCGTTGTGGTGATTTCGCGGCTAGACATGGGCCGCCTCCAGCTTCCGGAGTTTGGCGACCAGGACGCGCGCCCGGCAGTCGCCGTCGGGCGTGTTCACATCGGCGATTGTGGCGCGATGGTAATCGCGGGGCGCGTCAACGTAGACCCGGATCTCATCGACCGTGTCGCGTCTCGGCCGCACGGCCAATTTCTGAAACTGCATCGAATCCTCCACGAAGACCCCGCTTCCGCCCGACGCCGCGCCGACGGCGAGTTGCTGAGACACGCGCAGAGGCAACGGCGTCGGGGCGGGCGGGCAAGGTTTCGCGTGTCTCAGCATGACCAGAGTATAGGCCCTGAGACCGATCGAGTCAATGTTTTCTTATGAAAATCTATAAAATAGTTGCGGTCCCGCCGTCGCTCGGTACAATGCCGCCCATGCCAAAAATCAAGCGGCAGGGCGGGCGCCCCAAAGTCCCGCCTACCCGGCAGCGGCGCAACATCGTCTGCTTCGCCGTCAGCGACGACGAACTCGCGCGGCTCCGGGCCAAGGTCCGGCGCACCGGCTTCAGCGTCTCCCATATCATGCGGTCGCGGTTGCCGTGAAAGCGACCGGACATCCGAAAGAGTGTCGGCCGGTGAAATGGGCGCCGAGTGCCCATTCTGCGATCGGACCGTCTATGGCTTCTCGTGGTCGATCGCCGGGTCGGGGAAGCGGTGAGACTGCGGCGCCATCCTCTATATGACGGACGCCCGAACCTATGGACGCTAACCCCGTCTGGACGATCCACGAGGGCGACGTCCTGAAAGTCGCCCGCACGATGCCGTCGACCTCCGTGCATTGCATCGCGACGAGCCCGCCCTACTGGGGGCTCCGAGACTACGGCGCGACGGGCCAGCTCGGCCTCGAGCGCAACTTCAACGCCTACCTCAAGCGGATGGTGCGCATCTTCCGCGAACTCCGGCGCGTGCTCCGCAAGGACGGGACGCTGTGGCTCAACATGGGCGACTGCTACAACGCCTACAACGGCAATCGGGGAACCGCGTCGACGTTCGCCGGGCACCGCATGATGAGGGGCGAGCCAAAACTGAAGACGGGCCACGGCTTGATGACGAAGCGTCTCAAGCCCAAGGATCTCGTCGGCCAGCCGTGGCGCCTGGCGCTGGCGCTCCAGGCCGACGGGTGGTTCCTTCGGGCCGACTGTATTTGGCACAAACCCAACCCCATGCCCGAAAGCGTGCGCGACCGGCCGACGAAGTCTCACGAGTACGTCTTCATCCTGTCCAAGTCAGATCGCTACTTCTATGACCAGCACGCCGTCCGCGAACCGTGCGGCCGGGCCGAGGACGATCTGCCCACGCCGAGCGATTGGGACATGGGATCGGGCAGTCATGACAGCAAGACCGAGAATTATTCCAGCGGGAACAGGGCGCGTAAGATCGAAGATCCGACGCGGGTGAACGATCATAAGGGATGGGCCTTCCCCTGGACGGACGAAGGCACCGGCCGGAATCTTCGGAGCGTCTGGACCGTCCCAACGGTCGCCTTCGACGCCGAGTTCTGTACGGCCTGCGGCGTGCTCTATGACGGCGCCGCCAAGCGGACCCTGCGCGAGATGACGGAGTCGACGGACGACGGGCCGAAGGTCCGGCGCTTCTGCCGGTGCGGCCGATCGGACTCCTGGCTGTCGCACTTCGCCACGTTCCCGCGCGCTCTGGTCGAGCGGTGCATCAAGGCGGGAACGAGCGAGGCGGGCGTCTGCGCGAACTGCGCCGCGCCGTTTGAGCGTGTCGTCGAAGCAACGCCGGAGTACGCCGAAGCCCTGGCCGCCGCGCCCGAAGAGTGGTATCAGCGAAAGACCGATCCCTTCGGCGGCGAGAAGAAGTCGGGCAACAAACAGAGAATTACGGCCGACTACGTCACGAAGCGTTGGCGGCCTACCTGTCGATGCGGCGCGGGCTCCTTGGGTATCGCCCACCCGCCGGTCGTTCTCGATCCGTTCTGCGGGAGCGGGACCACGGCCGTCGTCGCCCTTCGGCTCGGCCGATCGTTCATCGGGATCGAGCTGAAGCCCGACTACGTCCGGCTTGCCCGGGCGAGGATTCTCGCCGACGCCCCGCTCTTCAATGGCCCGGCGTCGGCCAGTCCGCCAGCTTGACGTTACCCTTCCAGCCGCAACGCGGGTAGGGGCAGAAGACCGGCGCAAGGATCGAGCCGTCCGATCCGATCTCGTACTCGAAGAAATCGAACGGCTCGCCGCACGTCGGGCATCGGAAGAGCGCCGTCGTCCGGCCGTCGGCGAGCGGATACGGCGCCCAGGACCCGGGCTTCGGCGCGTCGCTTCTTGGGTAGGCCGTCACGGCGGCAAGGGTCCCCGGCCGACGCTCTGGAGAACATCGGCCGGGGCAAAGGAGGATCTCGCGCGTTTTACTCCGGCGGGACGCCGGGCGCGGGGGCGGTGTCGCCCTTGGCGAGGACGCCGGTGACGAACTTGACGATCGGCCCGAGGGCGCCGTCGTGGACGAGCCCGGCGACGACCGCACCCGTAATGACCGAGGCGATCAGGTGCGCCCCCCAGGGGTCGGCCGCGTGGGCCATCGCCGTTCCCTTCAGGGCGGCGCCGACGACCGGGGCGATGACGATCGCGAAGAAGCGTTCGTGGCCGTCGATCGGCCCTCGCTTGATGACCTTCTTGAGGAACTCCACGGCAGCGGCTGTGATCGCGGCGATCAGCGCGTAGTTTCCGAGCGTCTTCCATTGGGCGTCGTCGATCCCGAGGAAGGGCGACGGCTCCGGCGCGGCGGGCGCAGCGACTGCGGGCACTGGAGCGACCGGAACCGGCGCGGGATCTTGCGCGGCCATCGCCAGGAGGGCGATCGGAAACGAGAGGGCAAGAACGTACTTCATGAGGATCTCCTTCAAAGGCGTCGCTTGGACGCGAATAGACCGATGATCGCGATCAAGAGCTTGATTCCATTTCCGGCGGCCTTCGCGTAGGGGTGGGGGATGACCGACAGCGCGTTTGCCGCCTGCCCCGCGACGCCGAGGAACGCCTCGCGTTTCTCCGCACCCGCGTTCGTCTTGGCGACGTCCTTGAGGTTGACGATCCGCTCCTTGACGGGCTCCGGCGTCGCGACGAATTCGGGGAGCGGCTCGATCTCCTTCTCGACGTAGTCGGCGACGTCGCTCCAGACCTCCGCGCGGCCCTGCGCCTTCGAGATCCCGATGTCGCCGCCGAGGCAACCGGCTGAAACGGCGAGAACCGCGGCGATGACGAGGAAATGCTTCGTGCTCGACCTCCTACTTGTGGGTGACCCAATACACGATTATTCCGGCAATGATGGCGGCGACGAGACCCCAGAGGGCCAACGTCCACTTATCCGCCTTGTCGTGCGCGACGAAATGCGCGCGGAGATCGTGCTTGGTCTCGGCGCTTCGCGCATCCACCGCTTCGATCTTGGTCTGCATCGCCGGAACGGCCTTCACCTCCGTCTCGATGCGGGCGAGGGCGATCTCCTGCCGTATCTGCCCTTCGATGATCGGGGCGGACAATTTCCCGAGTTCGCTCACGATCGGCGTGACGATCCCGGCGGCGATGCGGATGAGGCGCGTGGTGTCGGCCATTACGGGGCCTTCCCGACGGCGTACTGAATTTCGACGGTGCCGTCGGGGTTGTAGCCGCAGACGCAGAAGTAGACGACGACCTGCCCTACGGGAACGACGATTCCAGATGTGTCGGGACGCTTAATAACTCCGATCTCCGGATCGGTGTAGTCGACTAGAGCAACTGTCGCTGTGTTCATGCCGCCGTCCCGTAAATTCCAAGCGGCGTCCAGAAGCGGCCGGTGGTCGCGCCGGAAATGTTCCAGACACCGGCCGAACGCATCGACGTGAATTCCAGCGGGCCAACCGTGTACCGAAGCGTCTGGACCCACTCGCCCACCGTATACCGGGTGAACAGGATGACTTGGTTGTTGTCGTTATCGAACAGAAGCGCCGTCGCACAAGGGCTGTTGCCGGAAGCCCCGCCAGCTGTTGGCGTGACGAATGTCAGGTCACTCGCAAGAACCGTATCGACTGCCGCCACGCGCTTCACCAGAGCCGGGTTAGAATCTCTGCGGGTCGAACTCGACCAATAGGAACTGTTCACGCCATCGGCCCCGGCGTAGACCACGTTGGAAGTCCACAGAACCGGAACGCCGAGATACGCCTGCACCCCGCCGACGATGATGAGAACTTTCTTCTGCGCCGCCGCGAAGTTGTAGCCGCCGACGACGTTCGATTGAATGCCGCTGTTGGCGAATGCCACGACGGTATCCGTGAACGTGATCGTCGAACCCGTTGAGTAGCTCGCGTCGAAGGCAGGCCACGCTCCGCTCGTCTCGATCAGCTTCGTCGTAGGCATCATGCCGCGACGGATGAAGTAGTCCACCCCGAGGAAAAAGTTCAGCTTGAACTGCGGATGTGGGTCGACGTCCGCCGCGTGCGCCGCGACGGCCGCGGCGGCCGCCCCGGCCGCTTCGAACCCCGTTCCGGCGACGGTCGTACCGGATCGCGCGAGGGCCTGCCCGTTGGCGACCGCGCCAATATCGAGGACGATTCCGTCGGACAGTCGAATCCTTTTCGCCGTCCCGCCGCCGCCCTGGGCTCCACCGAAGGACATGGGCTACAGTTCCCCCGCCAGGATTTCGTCCACGAACAGAGTCACGACGGCGTTCTGGTCCACGCTGAAGTTGTACAGCAGGTCCCCGCCGTCGGAATCATTGGACCGCGCCGCCAGCGTGAACGTCGACCACGCCCCGGCGTTCAGGTTGGCGTCGTCGTTGAGCGTGCCAGGGTCATTGTCCGCGGCCTTCTTGCAGTTGAAGGACAGCTTGGCGGCCACCGACGACTTCACAAAGACGCGCAGGGCCGACGCGCCCTTGTCCATCTCGAGGTCGCCCGTGTCGAAGATGGCGGCGTTGGCCAGCACGGTTTTCTTGCGGACCGCCGGGAAGGCCCCGTATCCGTTTTCCTTGATCGTCGCCTTGATGTTGGCCATGGGTCTCCTACGGGATCAGCGGATCGCGACGACGCGTTCCATGATCCACCTGGGTTTTTCCGTGGCGGGGTTTCCGGCGGCGTCCCACACAAGAAACCGCCAGAGCCGCCCGCTGTCCCGCCCGCCCGTGTTCGTCTCCGTGAGTTCGGGGAACTGGACGGTGAACAGCCCCGTCGACGGAACGACATCCAACACGGCGTCCTGCGACAGAAGCGGGCTCGTGTCGTCGGCCGTCAGGAGCAGATGGATCCTGATCTTGTAGCCGGTGACGTCGACCGCCGTATTGTCCTGCGTCAGCTTGAACTTGCGTAGCGGTTTCGAGCCGATATGCAAATCGGCCGTGCGCGCGATGGGCTTTCGGGTCGCCAATCTTCACGGCTCCAGTTCCACCGATTCGGTGTCCGGCAATTCGACGACTTCGATCGGATCGTCCATGGGGTCCCTATTGTTAGACGGTGGGGACGACGCCCATTCAGGCGGCGGGCGGTTTCACGGCGGCGGAATTCTGGGCGGTCTCGGCCTGGATCTTCGCCTCGGCGATCTTGCGGCCCAGCTCGGCCATGAGGTACACCATCTGAAGATCGGCCAGTCCCGCGCGGACCAGGGCCGTCAGCCCGAGTTCGATGTTGTGAAGATCCGGCCAGGTCAACTGGACGGGCACCGTGGCGAGCGCGGGTTCTTGGACCATGAGGCTCTCCTTAGACTTCGCGGGATGTTCCGCCCACCACGATCGCCGCGTCGACGGCGGCGCCAGCGGCAACCTTGACGATCATCACGGGGACGCCGTTCACGCGGACTTCGACCTCGTCCTGCGCCGCCAAGTCCCGGCGTTCCGTGCGCTCGAATGCGCCCTCGGTGCCGTCGAGCGTGAAGGTAGTCGCCATGGGTTCATCCTACAAAATGGATTCGCCACGTCAAGGGATCGACGACGGGATCTAATCGGTCAACGTCTGGGGCTCCTTCTCGATCATCGTCGGCGTGGCGTCCAGCGCGCTCTTGACGGCGGACTCCTCCGCCGCCGTGAGGTCTTCCGACGTCTCCACGTAGACGCACGGCGCCTTGATTTTCACGGCGATGACCTTGGGGCTCGCCGCCTTGGCCACGGCGAGGAGCGCCGCCTCGTCTTCGCAAATCTTGTAGAGCGCCATCTAATAGACCTCCGGGTTGACGTAAACATCGGTCGTCCCCGTCGCGACGTTCGAGACGACCTTGATCGAGAGCCTGTCGCCCTTGGCAAACGCCACCGCGTTTGTAAAATCTTGGGCCGATGTCGCCGCGCCCGCAAGGGACGCCGTAAGCAACGTGTCGACACCGTTCTTCCGAACGGTCCAGGTATCCGTCCGCCCAATGCCCGGCCCCGTGACGGCTCGGATGACGAGATTTTGAACGACGGCGTCGCGTTCGAATTCGATCTGGACTTCGTTGATGCTGGCTGTTCCCGAACCCGGCCGCATGAAACGCGTTGCGCCGCCGACAAGTCCTCCGTCCTCGCCGAAGACGAGCTGATGGCTCGAAGCCGTCGCGGTGATCGACTTGCCGTTCGTTGTGGAATTCCGGAGATTCACCGTACCGAGTTCCAACTTTCCCGCTGTTCGAGAGACATCGGCCGTGGTGCCGTCAATAAGGCCGCCGATCAGGCTGAAGACCGCCGATGCGTTATTAACCTCGACCCCGATGCTCGATCCCGAACCCGTGCATGACACGTCAATCTGCCGACAATTCAATGTTCCCGCGCCGGTATGACGAATGCCTCTGTTGTTTCCAGTTCCGGTTGAAGAAACGCTGACGCCACTTCCGACCAAATTCGTCGAGATGACCGAAGCCACGACCGGCGTCTCTGAAAGAATTCCGTTCACGTCCGCTGCATCAATCGAAACCGTTTTTGTTACGATGATGTTGACATTAATCAGCGGCGCGATGCCCGCGAGTCCGCTGGGAAGCCGAACGCCCGTCAACGCAAAGGCCCCGGTCGTCGTCAACTGAAGCGTCACGTCGGCCAGCGTCGATCCGGTGGACATCGTAACGAGCGTCGTATCGGCCGTTACGCCCAGCATCCGCAACGTCACGGTCCTCCGGGCCAGAGCCGAGAGAATGACACCGGCCGGAATCGTGATGCCTGCCGGGAGGTCATAATTGCCGGGACGAGCAAGTACGATGTCGCCTAAGACGGACGCAGCGAGGGCTGCTTCGACCGTCGCGAAAGGGCGATCCTCGCGTTCCCGACGCCCCGCCGTATCGTTGCCGTTCACGGAGTCCACGTAGATCACTTTCCCGGCGGCTTGGACGTTCGCCATTACCCGATCCTCTGCCAATCCGTCCCGCCGAGGCTCTGAATCCACGCCGAGTCTCCGGCGAGGACGAGGTCCAGATTTCCAGCCCCGTCGATCGTGTCGCCCGCGAAGGGCAAGATACGGCAGCGGTTCGCCGCGACCCCCGCTGTCTTCTTCACCATGTAGACCCGGCGGGAGACGGTCGACGCCTGCGGGAGATTCACGACGCGGCCCGCGCCCGTCGCGTCGACGTAAAGGGCCACATCTGTTTCCCCGAGCGTCGCATCAGCCGCGACGGATCGATGCGAAAAACCGAAGGAGCCCGCCGATTCGATCGTCGACTTCGGCGTTGCCGTGCGGGCGCCGAGCCGCTTGTTCGTGCGGTCGAACTGGAGATTCGCGTCCCATTCGAGGTCCCCGTTCTCGTCGGCGTGGAAGACGCGGCCGTCCGGCGCCGCGGTGACCATATTCGTCGTGTCGCGCGTCGTGGCGGAGGTGAGCTTCAGGAGCGTCTTCATGCGATCGCGATTCAGCTTGGCCGTGTGGGCATTGAGGATCGCTATCGCCTGCTGCATGACGTCGGCGAACCGAAGTCCCGACGGGTTGGCCGGGATGCCCGGGAAAAACGGTTTGGCTCCGGCGGGCGGAAGAAACGGCACACGCCGGAACTTCCCGGTGTCGATCTTCGTGGACGCGGCCGATGTCGCGGCCGTCACGAAGAGCCCGAATCGACGCACGGCGTCGGGCACGTCGCGGCCCGCCTGAAGTTCCGCGAGGTCGCGAAGGACATCCGCGGCTTTCGCGGCCAGGTCCCGGGCGACGACTTCCGAAATCGGCACGCCCGAAAGACCTTGGGCGACGGACAGCATGAGAAACTGGAGCCGGTCCGCCAGAAGATCGCCCGTTCGCCGCCGCAGGTGAAGCTCCGACGGTTCGACGGCGGCGGCGTTCACCGTCGCGACGATCCGGCGTTCGACGATCTCGACCTGGCCCGCCATGGCGTGCGCGGCGACTTCGTCGACGCGGCTCGTCTTGGCGCAGAAGTGCGCCGACAGCCGAAGCCCTGGTCCGAGATATTCGGCGGGGCCGTGCGGCGAGCTGAAGATGATCGGCGCGACCTTGCGCGTTGGCCAGTCCACGGTCTCGGCCACGCCCATGCCGATGACGCCCTGGCGCGTGCCCATGGGAAGGGGGTCGTCCCCGGCGTCGCAGAAGTTCCCCTTGAACAGGTTCGGGGGTAGGTGCCACGCGGGAAAGTCGGCCTGTCGTGCGACCAGTCGGAGCCGCCAGGGCGTCGGCGGACGGTCGATTTCCTTGGTGTTGGCATTGGGGTCCCCGGCGAACCGCGGGCCTCGAAGCGTGGTGCCGTCGTTGGACCAGTACAGATCGCCGAGAAGGTGATGGCCGATCAAGCCCTGCGGCCGATCCCAAAACATCGGGTCGATGGACAAGGGGCCGAAGATGTCGGCTCGCGGACTCGTGAAGTAAGTGTCCGGCCGAAGTCCCACGCCGCCCCAGGCCACGCTGTCCTCGGGGTCGCTGTCTCCGGTGACGGTCTTTAGGAGCCAGGGCGCGTAGATCGGCGAGAGGACGTGCGACAGATTGCCGAGGTGCGGCGTCGCGCCGGGCGAGTAGCCGACCTCGGGTTCCGGCGTCTGGGCGTTTCCTTTGACGAGCCACGCTTGAAGAAGCGGCGGCACGCCGGGTCCGATCGGGACGCTCTTGAGGAGCGCGACATCGCCGCTGGCGAAGGCCGGGAGCTTCTGTCCGAAGCCGCCGACGTAGCCGCCGGAGCCGCAGACATTGATGATCTGAGACGACCAGCAGACGGCGTCGGCGCGGATCTTGCCGGAGTCCTTCGGGACGGCCACTGTTTGCACGGACGGACCCGACGGCGCCGCGGTGCCGCCGCCCGTGAAGACCACCGCCGGTCCCGGCGCCGGTGGGGTCCCGCTGAAGCTGGTCACCGGCTGGAAGACCGGCACCGTGGGATTCCCGGCGATGTCTGGGTTCAATCCTACGACGACGGCGGCCGTCGTGATGAAGAGCCCCGACGTCTTGAAGCCCACGCGGCGCACGAACTCGTCGGCCTTCGTAACCCACGTGCATTCGCCGATCGCATCGAATTTCTCTTCGGGTTTCTGTGCGCGCGTGGGGACGAGCTTGACCCATCGCACGTTCTGGGCTCCGGCCTGAAGCGGGAACTTCTGCTGGGTGTACGCCAACGTCGATCGGTTCGCGCGCTTCCACTCCGCGTTCTGGCGGTCGATGATCTCACGCACGGCGTACGTCTGGTCGCGGTTCGTCGGCTCCCCGCGCGCGTCCGGGGGCGCGTGGTCGCGCAGGAGCCAGTTGTCGGGCTCGGCGAACTTGAGGATCGCGCGGTCCGGCACGGTTTTTACTCCCGTACCCGACGGATTGGGGATCGTCAGGGATCCGCGGAAGCCGTCGGGCGTGTCGCGGAGTTTGCTCGTCCGGTCGAACAGCATGATCATGCCGAACGGCCGGGCCTGGCCCTTGCCGAGCTTGGCGAGCCGGTCCGTGTTGTCCTTGGGCGACAAGCTGAAATCCTTCAGCGCCACGATCGAATCGCCGACGCCGGTGAAGTCCTGGACCGGAAGGGCGATGCCGTCGTTCATGGTGACACCCGGAAGTCGCCCTTGGCGGCGAGCACCGAAATCGTCCGCGCGTCGGACGCCTTGGCCGGAGAATCGACGCCGTCGCCCGCCTTGTGATAGCGGCTGGAGTAGGCGACGCTCGTGACGGGTTTGTCGCCTGCGTTCGACCAGGTGACGGAGTCGACGCCCTTCATGGACGGCGGCGCGACCCATCCTTCGTAAGTGAACGTCATGCCTTCGACTTGCTGGACGTCGCCGCTGAGATATTCGCCGGCGCGGGCGATCGCCAGGTCGTCGCAAGTCAGCCCGTTGAACTCGTCGCCGTTGTGATCGACATACAGGATGATTTCAGGGTGCTCCTTGGGGATGACGGGGAGCGACGATCCCTTGACGGGGAACTGCCGCCCCGCGCTGATTTCGGCCGGGTGCGGCCAGCGTCCGGTCGTGCGCTCAAATCGCGTGACGCCGGGGGCGCTTCGGATCGCCAGCAAGCTGTAGTGATCGGCGGGGGTCCGGGTGTTGTGCTCGATCGAATAGAAGACGTTCAGCGTCGGCAGCGCGATCAACGACAGGTGCTCGCGGTTCAGAGTCAGCGGCGGCGAAATAAGCCCGACGGGCGTGTTCATCGTGATCGTCCCGAGCCGCCGATCGATTCGATAGGCGTCGGGCGAGAACTCGATCTCGCCGAGGTTCATCCAAAAGCGGTCCTCGGGCGTCAGATCCTTGCGCTCCTTGATCTTCGCGAAAATGTCCTCGATCTTCTTGAACTCGGCCCGGAGCGCGGAAAGCTCCCGCTTCTTTTCGGAGACGGCGGCGCTGAGGGCCAGCAGCCGCGCCTGAAGAATGAGGACGTTTTCCGCAAGAGCGGTCGCCATGCCGACGCGAACCTGCCAGCGGTTGCCGTCGCTGATGACCTGGTTGAAGGTCGCCCTCACGTCGTTAAGTTCGATCTGGAGCCGCTCGTGTTCCTTCTCTTTTTTTCGGACCAGGTCGCCGTAGTCCGTCCGGAGGATATCCAGGTACAGCCGGAGGTTGTTGCCGAACCGACGGCGGCCGAGCCGTCCGATCTCGACGTTGAAGAGCGACTTGATGATCTCGGCCTTGCGTTCGCGGCTGGCGGCGGCGAACGCCTCGGCGACGGTGAGCGTCGGTTCCTCAGTCGTGTCCATGAGCCGCTGGCCGAACGCATTGCCGATGACGACGATCGGGATTTCGCGCACTTCCTGGCGGCGACTGCCGTCGGCCAGGATGCTCGTCTCCGGCGGCGCGAGCACCTGGTCGATCTGTCCGGCCTGCTGGACGCTCTTGGTTTGAACCGATCCGCCCTTGACGGCGATCATCGGGTTGTGCATCGGCAGGTCCAGGACCGGGCCAGTTCCGTCATACCCGACGACGGTCGACAACTGGAAGAGCTTGCCCCAATCTTCCCGTGCGATTTTTCGGATGTCGTCATTGGGGAGGGCTTCATACTGGCGCTGTCCCGCCCCCGCCATTTGCTTGAGGGCGTAGGCCATGGACGTGTATCGGGCGATGACTTCGTAGAGCGGATACAGCCGCCCGTCCAAGTCCCGCGAAACGGGGAGCCCGAACCGATGCTGGTTGCGGCGAATGTTCCCCCCGAAGATCCGCGTGGCGGGGGGCGGGTATTTGATTTCCAGCGACCGGGCGGACGTGATCGTCTCGGCCTTCAGAACGACGACCTTCACAGCGCCCCGGCGCCAGAGCGTGTAGGCGCCGCTGCGCTCGCGCGAGATCGAAAGCCCGTACTGCTGCATGAGTCGGGCCAGCTCGGGATACGGCGGCTGAAACTTCCGGACGATCTTGATCGGCGGCTTGTCCTTGAAGGCGCTCGTCGCTTCCTTGATGTCGTTGACGATCGGCGAGCCCGGCAGGTGGTAGAAGAGCCAGTCCATCACGACGTCGAGCGGGTAGGGCTCGCCTTCCGGCTGTGCGCTGAAGGGGTCGAACTTCGTCTTGCCCGCCGTCGACGACAGGGGCACGTTGACGTAGCCGTAGCACTCGCCGTAGTCCGGCCAGAAGTCCCGGCCGTCCGTCAGCCGGAGCCGGGTGCGTCCCTGAAGGAAGAAGTTCTTTCCGTCCTGGCCCTTGCGTCCGACGTCGTGCGCGCTGTCGCGGTGGATGTAGACGTGGTCGACCGCGATCGGTTCCTTGCCCTGCTCGGAAGAAATCCGAAGCTGGCCGAAGGTTTGGAGCCCCTTGAAATTCTTGGCGAGGTTGAGACTCGGCGTCGGAGTCTTGCGGCGCGCGACGGTCGCGCCCGCCCCGGCCGAGAAGTACATGATGTGGACCGGGCGCGTCAGGGGCGGCTGGAACTCCTGGGCGAAGGGGATGAGGGGGATCTTCTCCAGCTTCAGTTGGGACGTGTCGACGATCTCGGAGTCGAACTCGACCCACCCGTCGTCGGGCGCCAGATCGCCCCGGATCGTGTACTCGGCATTCGAGGCGCGGAGCCCTTGATACGTCGCCCACGCCGTACGCTTGACCGTCGCCATCTTAGTGAAGCTTCGTCCAGTTCGGCGGATCCGCGGGCAGGACGATCGACGCCGGGAGGGGGTCCGACGGCGGCTGGAGCAGGAAGTCCTCCGGCGCGATGAGGTAAAAGTCCTTGAGCGTCCGGGTCCAAACGTCGCGGACGGGATCGGTCAGAACGTCCGGGGACTTGCGGCCGGATCGGAGCGGGTCGCGGAAGTTTGAAAACAGGTGGGGCACCGTCGGAAGGTTGGGGCGCCACTTGCCGAGCGTCGTAAATCGGTTCGTGTCCGTGATCTGAAACGCCCGCGACAGTCCCCGCCGGATGATCGGCCCGCTGATCGCGGCCCCCGCGAAGCCCCCGGCGTCGTCGGGCACGCCGAGGATCGGGATCTCTTCCAGGGGAAAGCCGCCCTCGACGACCTGGACTTCGCGTTCCCACTTCAAGTAGGAGCCGACCTTGTGCGGAGTCTCGATCGTCCATGTCGCGGTCCACCGCAGTTCGTCGACCTGCTGGACCTGTTCGTCCAGAAGCGGCCCGGCCGTCGACGCGGGCTTGAATTTCAGGACGGCTTCCTTGGCCTTCTCGCCCTCGGCCGTGACCGTGAAGGTCGTCGAGATCCGGCGGCCGTCGTACTCCTGGAATCGCTTCTCGCGCTTCAGCCCCCCGGCGCCTTCCGTGTCCAGCGTCTTAGTTTCCTTGACGTTCTCGATCTGGACGCCGAAGTGGACGTGCGACGCGAACGAGCCGCCCCGATGCAGCGCCCGGCAGTTCCGAAGGATCGGCCCGCGGGCGTGCGCGGTGATCGTCCGAAACGTGGAACCACCGAACAGAATTTGAATCGTACACCGGCCCGCCTTGCCGACGAAGTCGTGAAGGGCGAAATACTTCTGGAAGTTCTTCTGCTCGGCGTTGGGCTTGGGCTCCTGGAAGAAACCCTCGAGGTCGTACACTTCCCGGATGCGCTTGACTTTGCCCGTGTCGTCGTACTCGGGGTCCATCGTCGGCGGGAAGATCGTGCCCACGGGGAAAGTGTGCGTCCCGCCGCCGTCGACGCTCGTGGCGATGATCTGATAATTCGCCACGGCTTAGAACCGTCCCTCGCTTCGGGCGGCCCGCGCCAGGAACTCGTCGACGAAGGTCAGACGGATGTCGGCGAGCCTGCTCTGGAACTCCGCGTCCTGCTCCAGCTGGCGCCGGATGGTTTCCTCGCTCTGCTGTTCGACGGCCTTGGCGACGCGCTCGGCCGCTTCCGCCTGGCGTTCGGAGGCGCGGTGGACCGCGGCGCCGATTCCGGTGACGGCCCCGGCAATACCCCCCAGGACCGCGCCGAGCGGCCCAAAGAGCGCGCCGAAGTGGATGCCCGCCGCCGCCAGACCGAAGGGCTCGCGCACGCCCTCGGGGAGCACGCCCGCCGCCGCCAGACCCCCGGCCAGGTGTCCAATCCCGCGAAGACCGATACGAGCCCGCCGTTCGAGGTTGTGGCTGAGTTCCTGGTTCTGCCGGGTGACCGCGCGGGTTTCGGTGACGGTGGCCGCGGCCGAGCGCGTGGCGGCTTCGGCCTGCTGGCCCGTCGCCCGGGCGACGTCGCGCGTGGATTCGGCCAGACCCGCCATTTCCTCGCGGGCCTCTCGGGCTCCCTGGACCGTGACTTCTAGGCCGGTTTGGAGGACTTCGCCTGCCACAGTTTGCCGCCTTCCTCGATCGCCCGCATGGCGGCCTCGGCGTCCAGCTCGGCCCGAATGCGGTCGAGAAGCGCCGCGCCGTCCAGATAGGCGAGATTCACGATGATGGAGCCCCCTGCCTTCGCGCTTCGCCAGTCGTTCCAGACCTGTTTGGCCTTGGGGAGCCAGCCGTAAGACGGCCAGTTCGGACAACGCCCGTAGCCGTGGAGTTCCGCGCAGGAGCATTGGCGGACCACTCCATCGGGGCCAGGCATCTGAATTCCGAACTCTTCCAGCGCGCCCACCCGGAGGTTCTCGCGTTCATCCGGCGAAAGCCCGGTGCGACTGAAGAGCGCCGTCGCCAGTTTCAGGAGCCCGTCTGAGGAGGACGGAATCGCGGCCTGAAGATCCGCAGATTCGGGGACGCTCGTCAGAAGCGCGATCGCCAAGTGACAGACCTCCCAGAGCGCGATCTTGGATCGGTCCTGTTCGGCCAGGTAGGTCTCTGCCCGGGAGGCGGCGTCTTCCGGCGCCTGTCCGCTGGCGATCGCGTCGAGCCCGTCGAGCAGGGCGTTATGGAGCTTGACCCGCCGGTTCATGAGCGTGCGGGCGTCGGCCAGGTCGTGCGGCGCCGCGTCGGATCGCCAAGGCAAGCGCAGAATCGCCCCGGTAGACGCAAGCCGGATCTCCGCGCCTTCGTCGACGATCTTGAATTCGAGGTCTTGCGCCATGGGGTTACACCGGGGTCGGTGTTTCGTCGGCCGCGAGCACGACGTCGTAGGTCACGCCCGCGCCGTCCTTGATCGTGGGGACCGCCGCCGACGGCGCCTGCGCGTGCCAGTAGTAGGCCAGGTCGCTCTGGTACTCGCCCGCGTAGTCGCTCGTGAGCGTCACGCTGAACGAGTCGCCCTCCTTGAGGACTTCGAGGTTGATCTGGATGTCGTTGTCGTTGTTGCCGATGGCCGGAAGATTCGCGTTGGCCGCCGTCTTGTCGAGCGTGGTCGTGATCGAAATCCCAAGTCCGGTGATCGTAATGTTCTCGTTTCCTACCGTGCCCGTGGCCGTGCCGTTGCCGATCGTATTGGCGTGCGCGCCGTCCGTGTAAGCCGTGAGCCGCCAGACGTTCGCCGGTTCGCGTTCCAGCCGGAAGTAGATCACGCCGTCGTCGGTGTTGGCGCTGGTCTCGCCCGTGACGATGTAGTTCGACAGGAGATTGAAGTTGTCGCCCGTCTCCGTCGGCGCGGGCCGAACGGGCGTGAAGCCGAATCCG